AAACGAACCATTAGATATGCCCCCTGTGGCAAAAACGTCATTGATGAAGCGTCTATTGCGTAAAGCCCCTCGAACATCGGAGCTTAATGCAGACAAACAGCCATTCAAGAACGGTAATGTATCGTTGTTAGTTCGCAACATAAAATGGTCATTGAAGAAGAGATTCGGTAAATTTGACAAAGCATATGAGGGTAAGAAAATTGAGAAGAATATGATACGTATTCCAGATTTGCGCAAGACTCTTGATCATCCTATCAAGGAGATTGAGACCTATCGCGCAGCACGGAATCATACGCATCCAATGTGCGCTGCAGAGCGTACGAGTATTACCAATTTTCTCTGCCGTATCGTTAAGGATGATGGCAGGGTCCCCTATGTAGTGAGTATGAGCTCCCAAGACATCTTAAATGATGAGGAGGGTAGCCGCCACTTTCATTGGGCTAAGGACCTTAGCGTTCCATTCAAGAACGACAAAATACGATCAAACCATGTGCTAATCATGACCGATGTCGACTATCATGTTGACATGGAAAAATACTTGAAACTCTTCAAACCAATCTTGATGTATACACTTGTTCCCGAGTTTGCAGGATACAGAAGTGCTGAATACGAATACCATTTCAAGGATAATAAGGTTAATTATGCGGTTAGTGGCGGTAGTTCATATCAACATGAGTTGTGGGATTACAAAGGAGACGTTATCACATCTATTGACGATAACGGCAATCTACTTTGTTACCACCTTTCTCAACATACGATTGAACGATCACCTAACCATCGAATTATAACGATCTTGCCCTATGCATGCGTAAAGCCCCCTTATTTCGAAAATATCCCTACGAATGTATTACGTCGCAAAACGATAACTAAGAACGGAGTATCGTTTATTGACAGCACACTGAGTCATACTGTGTCTCTAGCACTCGAAGGAAGTGCTGAAGCAATTAGCGTTGATAAAAATATTTATGCCGCTATAAAACATCGCTTAAGCACCAAGTTGTCAGCTGCCCCCACCGTTGGAGATGTGGAACAATATCTTTGGGATAGCAGCGAATCGAAGGAAATTGTCAAGTACAAAGCCTCGATATTACACAAGATCTTCATGACCGACTTCACTCCAGAACGTAACGTCGTAGCAACTACAGCTATAGCAACACAATATGTGCCTGTTGGACCAATTGTGGCTATTGAAGTTGACTCGCCGTGCCAAGTATTGACAACCCCGTTGGTAGCCGACCCTGCCGTCTTCCCTGCAAAGCACATCAACTCAGAGATTGCTTCTGTTAAGGGACGTGTGGAGAAACCAGCAAATAAAGTCCGGCCACCAGTTAAATACAATCACTACCGTGATGAGTTTGTCAACTTGGTTATTCCACCGAAACGACGACACAAGGGCGTTCCCCTTGAAATGGATGAAGTCCGACAGTTGCAGAACAAACCGCAGCAAAAAGCACGTACCAAGCAGAATGAACATTTGCTTGGTATATTTCCGAAAAACCGATTGGAAAGCATGGTCAAAGGCGAAGCCTATTCTAGTCCAAATGACCCCCGCGTAATCACCACCAATTCCACAGCCCTAACCATGGAAATGAGCAGATACACGTACGCTTTTAAGCGCGACGTTTTGAAGCACTTTGATTGGTACGACCCTTGTAAGACACCTGTTGAAAAGCATAAAATCATGCAGCAACTTGGTGACCTTGGATTCGTAACATCCGATTTTAGTCGCTTTGACGGTAGTGTGTCTGAATATCTGCAGTCCATGATAAAGTCAATTTACATGTTTTGGGTAAATGAAACTGACGTAGCATGCTTTAAAGACAACTTTAATCAGGTCTTTATTAAACGTGCGCGTACTAGTTCTGGATATAAGTATAACCCGTTGGATGGTACGCGAAGTGGAAGTCCTATTACTACAGATGGCAACACCATGATCAATGCTTTTATTTCCTATTGTGCTTTTCGTGAACTTGGTTTGAATTCTATTGATGCCTGGCAATCTTTAGGAATGTATGCTGGCGATGATGGTCTCAACCGAAATGTGGATGGATTCGCTGCAAGCCTTGTAGTTGTCTCTGGACAACTCGGCCTAGTAGTTGAAGCCTCCATGTCACCCGTTGATGGCCCAATAACATACGCCGGCAGAACATTCCCAAGGCCCCTATCCAGTATGAGTAGTCATCAAGACATAAAGCGAACACTTCCAAAACTCCATGTTAGTGCTAATAAAGCAGTACTTCGTGAACTCGCTGCAATCAATCGTGCGCGAGGTTATGAAGTTACTGATGGTAAAACACCACTTATAAGCGCATGGTGTGAAATAGTGTTTCGTCATTGTGGTCGTCGCGAAGTCGATGAC